TGCCTGTAAAATCTGGTGCGTCAAGCGGTGCCTTAGCATCCATCTGCGTTTGAATGGCAGACGTTACGCCGTCAATATAGTTCAGTTCCGCCGCCGTGGCGGTCACACCGTCAAGGATATTCAACTCTGCCGTGGTGGCCGTCACACCGTCTAACAGGTTCAGTTCCGCCGCCGTTGATGTTACCCCGTCAAGGATATTCAACTCTGCCGCCGTGGACGTGACAGCAACGCCGCCAACTTTCCAGCCGACAAGATTGGGCGCGATTGCGGTTGTGCCATCTAGCAGGTCATCCAACGAATCAAGCGTGGTGTTGATCTTTGCGCCCCATGTGTCCTCAGACGCGCCGACCTCCGGCTTTACAAGGCTGTATGTCGTTGTGGTCGTGTCAGCCATGTCGGCCCCCTATTTTATAGAACAATGCCACATTTGCGGCGGATTATCAATTCTTTTTAGACTATAGATGGAAGGCCATAATCCCTTTATACAAACGCCGAGCCATTCCAACGTTTCAAAGGCTTTGTCGCCCATGCCGACCCGCTCCAAACCTTGACAGGCTTCTCTACCCATGCCGACCCGCTCCATACCTTAATGCCGTTAGTTATTCCACCACCGCCGCCGCCTGACGGTATCACCAGCGTATAGTAAGAACATTCTCTGTCGGAGGATAGTGTGTAAGCAGACGGGTTTTCCGGTGAGGACGTTACGTTCTTCCGGTCTATCCGGTTTCGAGACTTGCCAGAACGATCAAAGTCCGCAACCTCAGTATATCCGGTTGGGGCTACATCGATGTCTTCGTCTTCACGCTGGACCACACCACATATTGCCAGTGTGTCAGTGGTCCACCCGAACGAACGGCTAGGCGGGTCTGGGTCGTCTATCTTACTTGTCCCGCTACCGTCAGAAGACCCTAGCGGAGCAGTTGCCGTGTCCCATCCTGAAATGCGGGAAATGGCGCAAGTAGCTTCATTGGCGCTATCCATAGATAGGACAAGGGTTGATCCTTCGGTCCCGTCTGCCTCGCGGTAAACAACCAACACGTTGCCTGTGTTGCCGCTGTCAATATTGTTGCGGGTTAACTCGGTCCAGCCGGAGGTCGTAACAGTGACGGGGAGGGAAGACCCACGCCAACCAATGACGGCAAGCAGCAACTCCCCAGACACAATGCTAGAAGGCATCGTGAACGAGGGTGTTTCACTGTCTGCCGTTGACTCCTGCGTTGCCTCAATTAATGGAAAGGCCATTGGCTAGACCTTAGCTTGCAGCGGTTGCAGCATCGCGCACAGCCTGCGCCCGAACGACCATAGCCATGTAATCTTTAATGATCCGGTCCTTCCGAATTTTAAGTGCTTGCCAGCCAGGGTCGTCTGGGTTTGCTATAGCAGTTTCCTCAAGCCATTCACCAGCGGGCGTCCACGTTTTCAGCATAGCGTCAAGTTTGGTGTGGGCTGCTGTGAGTGTTTCAATACCCCGCGCCACATCGGTGTGGTGTGCAGTGGCGTCAGTTACAATCTGCGCAAGGGCGCGTTCTGCTGTGAGGTAGCTGTCTACTGGGAAGACCATTTTTATTCCTTTAGGTTTCATTTGTTTTGTTAATGATTATAAAACGAGGTGTGAGGTTATTATGTCGTATCAACCCACAAATCATTGACTGATGGTGAACTAGGGGCCGTTGAGGAAACAGTTATCTGCGCGGCACTATCCGCCAACGTACCCTGTGCTGCCGTCGCGTAGTCGGCTGTATCAAACGCCTTGACCGCCGCAAGGTTAGTCACTTCGCTATCCATCAATGCGCCCGCTGCCGTGACGTTTGTCGCGTCGGTAACGTCGGCCGCAGTCTCTATGTTGGTTAGCTTGGTATCCTTGGCCGTGGTGAAGTTGACCTGCGTCAGCCCGCCGTCGCCCTCTGTGTAGGTGGTGTTTGTGTCGGTGGCCGCTATCGTGCCGCCCGCTGAAATGGTGACGTTAGCGCCAGCCGTAAGTGCCGCCACAACGTTTGTAGTGTCGGTTACGTCGGCAGCGGTTTCAATGCCACTCAGCTTAGTTTCCTCCGCCGAGGTGTAAGATGCTGTCGTGTTCGCAAGGACCGCCGCGTAGGCTTGCACGTCAACGCCAGGTTCAAGGTCTAGGTTAACCTGCGCCGCAGAAACGTCTAGCAAATCAGAAAGGTTGTTGCCCCTTAGCAAGCAACCAGCCAAACCTGACGAACTGCCGCCCTGCACGCCAATCGTGTATTCTCTAAATTCCGTTAGGGTCGTGCCGCCTGTGTTGCTGGCGGTTTGGCCAATGATCCACCAGCCAAAGAAAGTCGCATTTCGCAGACGTTCGTTTAGTACGTAATCTTCTATCAGCAAGCCAGCGCGGGCCAAAACGATATTGGCGTAGTTGCCTTGCCCGTATTGGATGGCAAATTGGCCGTTACTGAAACGGTAAAGTCTATGAGCTACAAAAGTACCAGAACCTAAGGCCGTGATGCTGCCCGCGTTGTCCCAAAACTTCACAAGGTCAGTCTCGTTCTCAGTCGCAATGGCTGACCGTTCAAGCAAATCGTAGGTGGCGTTTGCTACTGCGTCGAGGCTTAGGAGGTTTGGGTTGTTGATGTCGCCCGTGCCGCCGTATTCCATAATAGTGCCAGCGCTCACGTCAAAGCCCAAGTCGCCCGCCCTGCCTGTGATGACTTGACCGCTCTTAAACGGTACGCCTTGAGCCAGTAGAGCGGTAAATATGTCTCGGTCACTGTTCGCGTAGTGGCCGATGGGGTTTCCCAGAAACTCAAATCCAAGGATGGTTTCCGCAACCGTGTCCACAGCGATGCGCATGGTAAACAGCTTGCGCGACCAGTCTTGGCGGGTCGGGATGCTGGTTTGCTGTTGCAGGTTGCCCGCGTTATCAATGTAAACGTAGGTTGACGCCGAAGACAGCGTTGCAACCGTGATGCCTGTTGCGCCCGCATATGTAATTGGAAAGTAGCCTTGGTCGCTGGAGATTTCGCCATTGACGGCGGGTTGTGCAAAGGTCGTGCCGCCTGCTGCTGCTGTGGCGGTTGTATAGGAGCTTGTGAAGCCTGTTCCACGCGCCTTCAATAACGCGCTGTCAACACCGTCCACAAAGGTCTGCATATTGGTCGTGTCAACAACAACAAGGTCTGTGTCGTCAAGCGTAATATTCGCAATGCCGAAAGTTGGCGTTGCCCCGCTCACTACACTTTGATCCAGCGCCTTAACGTCTGCAATCGATGCGAGTTCTGAATCCATCAACGCGCCTGCGGCTGTAACGTTGGTGGAGTCTGTTACGTCTGCGCTGGTTTCAATCCCCGACAGTTTTGTTTCTTCGGCGGAGGTATAGCTGGCCGTTGTGTTATCCAAGACGGTTGCGAAAGCCTGCACATCAGACCCAATTGCCACGCCAAGGTTTGTGCGTGATGTCCCTGCGTTCGCGAGGTCTGATAGGTTGTTCGTTGAAATCAGGTCGCCTGAGCCGTCGCCAACGTTTGCCAAGACAAAGGCCGTTGTTGCAAGCTGCGTTGTGTTGGTCCCTGCGGTTGCGGTTGGAGCCGCCGCGACGCCAGTGAACGTAGGAGACGCAAGCGGGGCCGCATCGTCTGCAAGCGTGCCTTGCGCTGCCGTGGCGTAATCAGCGGCTGCTGTCGTGGCTACTGTGCCAAGGCCGAGGTTGGTTCGCGCTGTCCCCGCCGCCGCTAGGTCTGAAAGGTTGTTGGCCGCAAGCAAATCACCACCGCCGCCGCTGCCATCCGCGCCCTTTTGCGCAAGAAGTTCCCACTTGGCCGCCGTTAGGTCTGTGGCAAACGTGCCGGACGTATGCGCCACAATGCAGATATAGGACGACCCAGCAATTTCGATTGCGTCGCTCACAGCAAAGGCCGTTGATGTTAACCAAGCGCCGCGCCAATTAATCTTGGCCACAATAGCCGCCGTTTCTGACAAAGCCGCCGCCGCCGCGCTTGCCGCTGCCTGCGCCGCAAGTTCCGTCACGTTGTCGGTATTGGTATCCCCATCCATGCCCGCCGTCTGCGTGTATGCAACGCCGTCAACAGGGCTTGCTTCCGTCACGTTGTCGGTTGCCGTGGCGCTATTCATGCCAGCCGTCTGCGTGTAATCGGTTGTTGCCATTATCTAGGAACCCCCATGCGCATAGTGCCGATGCTTTTGGCGGTCTTGCTTTCTGCGTTCAGTGCGTCAACGGCTGATTGATACAGCGCGGCCCAGACGGACAGGCGTGCGTCGTCCTTGAGGTATGGCGCAGAGTTGCCAAGCGCCCCATAGAGCAGCGCGTCAGGCGCATCTAGCAGCAACCAGTTAGACGTGTTGTTATCAGCAAGCGCGGGGATGCGGCCACGATACAGCAACGACACGCTGTAAGCTTTATCAGGCTCGGGGAATAGCTCAAACTGGCCCGCAGTCAGGCGCACGTTTGTGGGCTTGGCCGCTTGATAATTCACATCGCCGCGACGCTCCTGCATTTCAGTTGCCGCCATTGTCATAATGCGCCCGCCGCCTACGTGTTGCAGCGATAGGGCTTCAATCATGTCGTTGGGTATTAGTTCAAACTGCTCATTGAATGTCGTGGTGACACGCTTTTCTTGTTTCCAGTGATAAAGGTCACGGGAGATACGCGCCTCAGCAAGTGCAATGAATGTGGGGATTGATGCCGTGAGGTCGTCGCGGTTGAGAAAATCGGCAATGGCTGTTTGCAAGCCTGCGTATGTTGTTAGCGTCATCCGCCGTACCCCTCTTTAAGCGCAACCGGAATTATGCGCAGTTCCATTCGCTCATCGTCGCGCTGTAAAGTCCAACGCATACCCGCGTCAGTGATTGTCTGCTTGACGTGTGCCTCAAGACGTTGTGCCGCCTCCCGCCCCATTTCAAACAATGACCTATCTGAAATGCAGATAGCAACGCCGTCTGTTATCTTGGCAATATCGCTCATCTCTTGCCCTTTGCGGCCATAGGCTTGCGGTGCGTTAGGAACTTACTAGACGCCGTATGCTTTGCGCCCGACATAGGCTTGCCACTGGCATCCTTGTGCATGGGGCCTTTGTGTTCCTTGCCGTTGGGTAGGTAGTGCTTTGAACCAACCGCCATTAGTATCCGCCCTTCTTTGGCTTCTTGGCAGTCTTAGCCGCCGCCTTAAACGCGCCCTTAGCCGGTGCGCCCTTGTCGCCAGCCTTGCGCATCTTTTCGCCTGAGCCTGATTTGATGCGGCTCTTTTTGGCTGCGATGTTGCTGTATAATCCCATTAGAATGGCCCCTGTCGCATTTGTGGGGCCTGCGGTGGCAATATGCCTGCCGCGACCATCTGTTGATAAAGCGCCTCAAGCTCACTGAGCGAAGCGCCGTTGACGTTGGGAACACCTGCGCCTTGCGATGTCATTGGCTGCATTGCGCTTGGTGGGGGTGTGTTGGGATACTGCGGCTGTGGCCTAGAACCAGGAGGCGGTATCTCATAACCTGGGGGCATCTGCATTGGCATGGCAGGCCGTGCTTGCGGCGATAACAGCCCGCCCATCGGCTCTTGCGGTTGCCCTTGCTGACTACCGCGTGGCTTGGCAATCATGTTGGCAATCATGCTCAACAGCCCGCCGCCCTCGAAGGATTGACCCGACTGGCCCATGCCGCCGCCGTCAATCATGTCGTTGAAACCTTGATACCCGCTACCGTTTTGCATATTCAGCCCCTATCTTTGGTGTCTTTTACCACATAGGGGCTGCCTAAACAACGTTGTTATTGAGTAGGACTATGACCCGTCGCCAGTACACGCGAGAATCAAAGACATCGTTACGTTGCGGTCTGTGTCAGTCTTGCCCCACTTGCCATGAAAATCAAGAGCCGACTGGCTTGCATAGTCGCCCACGTAGACATCACGCGCCCATGTTGCAACGTGTTCGCCCCATATGATTACATGCTCGCCCTTGTGATACATCGGTTGACGTTCAATCGGCTCTGACTTTGGCTTTGCGCCGCATTTGAATAGGCCCTTCAGTGTCATGTTATTCTCCTTTGTCGTCTAGCAATGCACTCAGCGCATCAATACTGTCGTGCTTAACAGACCAACACCATTCTCCTTTGTCGCGTAAAACCTCAGACACAAACGGCGTATCATCGGGCGGCGTGTCGTAAATGGCTTTACGCAGTGCATCCTTGCTGTTGCGTTCATCGATGCGCGCCCAATCTGCGCGACGGGCTGCAATATTCCTGCGCTTTGGCTTCCCGTCAGCCCAGAACCGCGCCGAGTAGTTGTTCCAGTTATCAGGTATGTCATGTGTCATGTCATTCTCCTTTGTTCGGGTTAACCCTACCCCCGCACCGCGCACCTGTCAAACGGTTATGTGGAGAATAAAAAACCCGCCCAGAGGCGCTTCAGGGGAGCCATCGTGCACAAGAGCGGCGATGAGAACTTGAGAGGCGGGGCGGGTAAGTTCCTACAACATACGACATAAACGCATATCAGACAACACCTTTTAAGTTCCTGCGCAATGGCTGGCGTTTGTTTGCAGTGTTCGCCCGCTCTGCATAGACAGCAACCAAGCCAAACGCATCAGCCGCGTGTGATGCCCAGTCATGCACTGGACCCAAGCCTACGCCCCGCACGTCGTCAATCTTCTGGCGATACGCACCCAAGGCCAAGCGCCCGCTTTCTGTCGTGTCATCATTGAACCGGCACCGAGGCAACATAGCCCGCACCGCATCAATCCGCAGCAATGCAGCGCCCTTGCCCTGATTAGTCACAACGTCAGTCGTAAACCCTGCACGGCCTAGAAAGCCCTGCGGCGTGATTGTGTGAACAAAGTCGTGCTTGCGTCCATCGTGTGGCAGGATACACACCGCGTCCTCATATCCGTTAGAGCGCAGCCAATGAACGTGGTCATCGAACGCCTGCCCAATTGCCTCGTAGTAATTCAGCACGCGGACCTCATCGCCTATGAATTGCACGATCCAGATTGATGTAGCGTCTGCCGCGTTGGACGTGCTGCCGATGTCCCAGATAGCGTATATCTTCATCAGCGGGTCGCGATACACGTTGCCGATGCGTCCGCTTAGTTGCGCGTCAGTCAAGCGGCTGGCGAAGTATGCGCCCTCTGTGACGCTTTGATACTCGCCCTCATAGATATGACCGTAACGCTCTGGTGACTGAGCCATGACGTCCCTGCGCTCGTCCTCAAGCGTGTGTGGCAACCAAGGATTGTCTGACCAGTTAGCGCGGACAACAACGGAACCCTTGGGCGTGCGGTCACTGCGCAGCATCATGTCAATGGCGTCAGTTGGCAATGACGGGTTCCAGCTTGCCCATATCTCAGACCCTTCGGAACGGATTGTCGGGCGCAGCAATGTCAACGAACGGTCAGACACCGCTTGGGCTTCCTCAATCCATGCTCTGTGAAAGTCGTCTAATGACTTAACGCTGTCCGCCGTGTGGTCTTGCAGGCCGTTGAAAATCATCACGCCGTCGCCAGGTAGTTCTATCTGTTCGCGGTAGACCCTAAAGCCCTGCGCCTCGCCCAAGCCGAAGTCTTCCAGCTTCTTTTCAATTAGGCTTTTGGCTGAGAACTTAAGGGACTTCTGTGTCTCACGCAGGCAAACCATACGCAGACCCATGCCGTGCTCGCCCTTGAACCGCAGCGCGTCTTCGATAGCCAGTCCCGCAAAGAAATGCGACTTGCCAGACCCACGACCACCCCACGCGCCTTTATAGCGTGCAGGGTGTAGCAATGGCTCAAACACCGCTGCTGTTGGGATGCGTAGGTCGCGGGCCATTTAGGGATTTGGATTTAGGGCTGTTGTTGCTGCCCAGAAATCAGATGGCTTTAACGTGTCCGTGTATGTGGACACATAATCTCCGTCACGCCAGACCATTGTGATTTCACACGACGATTTATCAACGTGCCTAGCAAATGGGCGCAAAGCCGCCTCAAGCTCGGCAATGCGGTCTTGAGCCTTTTCTGTGCGACCCTCCCAATGGGCCATATATTCACTTACCGCCGGGTTGCGCACTGCGACTTCGATAATCCCCGCTGTCTTCATAGTGTGCAGTTCTGACTCAAGTTCTGCAATGCGTCCCTGCTGCTCTGATATCTCAGCGTAACAATCGGTCAACTGACCGTCTAAAATCTCTACCATCTGTTTCGGTGTCATGTCTTGGATTCCTTTGTTTCCTTTGGCGTCACCAACTCACGAATAATCTTTGTTGGCGTCATGCTGCCGTCGCTGCTCGTGCTGTCAACGTATTGCTTAGGCGTTCCATGCGCGCGGTCTTCGCTCTGTTTGAACAGGTTTAACGTGCCTGCCGATAGTAACATAGCGTAGTCATCATCGGTGAAATCGTCAGCCTCAAACTTAACCTGCATTGAGGTGAGTATTTTTAGGCGCATTTTAGCGGATATTTCAGCCGCCTTTAGTTCGTCTGCGCGTTGGGCCTTGGACTTGCCGCCAGGGTTCCCAGACACGCCCTTTACAAACTGTGTAGCCTCGCGGCCTTTCTTCTCTGCCATATCGTCCTCGCGTCCAGTGGCTTAATCGCCCTTGTGCTTTTGGGATATTACATGGTTTTTGGTGGCGTGTCTATAACCAGAGCGTCCGCAGCGTCGCGCAAGTCTTGTTCAATCTTATCGCGCCTGTCTTTCTGCCTGCGCCTGCCCGCTTACCGCCGCGCCCTGTCATATTTGATTGTTTGAATGTTTGGACATTAGAGGCTTCCCGCCTTTATGTTGTGAGTGTGGGCATCCCGCCCGTTGGTTTACGCCCGCCCCTTGCGGCCAAGCATAAGTCTTAGAGATTTGCTCTTGTCCTTTCGCTCCTGACGGGGACTGATAATTGGCTGCGCCGCAGGTTTGCGTTTGCGTGGCACATAAGGCTCATCCCCGTCACAAATCACATCTACGCTTGCTGATGCAACTGCACCCATAACGGCGCTCATTGCGCCAAACATCATAAGCTGTCTATTCATGGTTTACTCCCTTGCTGTTGGTTGCGTCTCTCCCCTTGGGGTTAAGATGCTTAGAATAATTCACCGCACTAGGTAAGCGTATGCGCAAAACCAACCTAGCTCCATGTTGCTTCATGTGGCGTGTGTAACTGCAACTAGGCCGAAACAGGGACGGCAGTGGACGTGTTGAACGCGAAGCTAGGGTGACATAAATGCAAATTCGCCAGCCAATATTTTAACGGCAATCCCCCCAATAAGGTTTGCATCCCTCAAAGGTTCAGTTTATTAGGGCCGCGCTCATGAGGTGTGATGGTGGCTTATATAAGGGACCGCGCCACATGGACCCAACTAAATTACATCACACCACATCAAAGCGGCTGTTGTCGTGGTCCGCGCTCTTGGAGGAATACGCGGACCACTTACCAACAAAGGAAGGCCCATGACGACCCAACCCCACTATGCGCTGGTTATGGGGGCGGGGTCAAGTCCTCCGTTGCTTCAATCAAATCAAACGCCGCCTCAAGTTGCGCGACTTGCAGGCGTGCAGTCTTTCCGTTGACGCCTGTTAGCTTTTCAATTGCCGCCCTTAAAAACACCAAGGAATCAGCAACATTTTTCTTTTCCCACTGCCCGCGCATCTATTCGTCCTCCTTTGGTATGATTGTATCGTGAAACTCTGCCACGGCATCAACAGTCATCTCTACAAATTCGCCATAAGAAATTTGCGCCTTGTCGGCAAAATGCCTACTTATAAGCCATTTGCGTAGGTCTTTGTAATACGAGTTCCGGTAAATTGCTCTAAGCTCATTGTCCCTCTGCGCCGCCTCAACAGGATGCACGTCGTCGCCTCGGTGTGTGTGGTTATCGGTCATGGCTTGCGCCCCTTTACTATCTCATAAACAAAAATTGCGCTGCGGCCTTTGTAGACCTTGCCCTTAGACCTGCTGGCTAGGCCCTGGCTAATGGCCTCTCTAGCGCGCTTGCCTGCCGTCTCCCTTGTGCAGCCCAATATCACACTAAGCTGTTTGCCGCTTAGGGGCGGTTTGCCCTTTAGCGCGGCCACTAGTTTAAGGACTTTCTCCTGAGCGGTTATTAGATTGGCATTTGCCCCGCCGAATTTTGCTTTTTTGTCTGCGGGAATCTTTGCGACGTGGTTGGCCTTGCGCTCTGCCTTAAGGATTGCCGCGCCGACTAATGCTTCAATCTGCGTCGCGCGGGTCGGCAAGCTAAACGCGTTGGCGATTACGACTGGGATTATGTCGGCGTTCATTCGTCGTCCCCCCCTGTCGTCTTGCGTGCCTCTAGCATTGCGTCGGCCAAGCGGTAGCAGAATGGTCCAAATTCCTCATAAGGCGGCATTGTTGATAGGTCCATTCCAGAAAGAATGCCCTGCATAGCTTGCCCCGCAAATTCATCGCGCAGGGTTTTGTCGCTGGCAAGTCCACCGGCTGCTTTGAGGGCGTTGTGCTTGGCTGTTGCCGCCTCAAAGAAATGGTTTGCTTTTCGTTCGGCGCGTTCTTCGTGTGTCATGATCTTGTCCTGTGATGCCGCCGCATTTATGCCCTGCCGTTGCATCTGCAATTTTTGTTCATGTTTTTGCGTTGGTGTCAGTGGTGTCATGGTCTTATCCTTTGTTTGCTTCTATCCCTACACTACGGTTAGTTGATCCCCATAGCAAGCCCTAATTCGGATATAACAGAATAATAATCACGGCGTCAGGGTGCCGAAATGCTCAAACACGGCGTCCATCGTGCGGCGTATCGCGTGCATCAAGTCCCCGTTTTCCATTTGGCTTTCGTGCCCGTGGCAGTCGCTACAACCGTGGTAGGCCCACCAATCTGGCGGCTTCTGGTTCATGCCCGCGCCCGCCCCGCGTCGTGAGTGACAGAGAACAGTTGTTTCGTTATTGCCGTTGCACCATTCGCCTTGCATCTGGCACGGCTGGCCCTCGGCAAATTTACGTAGTTTTTCTGACACAAACATCTTGCCAGGCTCGCACACGTTTTTAGGTTTAGTGTTGCGTTTCATCTGCTTGCGGGGTGCCTTGGGTGGTGTCTGGCCTTTGGCGTAGACTGGGCGTTGGTTTGCAAATTCGCTCACTTTTTAATATCCTTGTCTTTGATTTTGGGCCTGCCTAAATATTCATCAAGTTTCTCCGCGTAGCGCTGATCGGCTCCTACTACCATCTGGGCAATTTCAGCAGTGCTGTCGTCGCCATCCTCAACCCCAATCTCGTGTTTTGCGTCTGCTAGCCAACTGCAAAAATCAACGTAATCGCCAAAAGCGCGCATGACGGAACGACGCGAAACCTTACCCATCGGAAATCTCCTTTAATGTTATTTCTGCATGTTCACTCATCTGTTGCCCTCTGGGTCTGTCATGTGGATGCCTTGCGGCAGATACTTGGCGCGCATTGTCATATCCAATCTCCTGGGTAGCTTACAGATACGCCGCGCTCTGCCCACATTTTCTGCATCCCGTCGAGGTACTCCATTTTCTGCGTGGTGTTCATCGCACGGGTGACAGGAAAGTCCATCGGCTCCATCATTAGCTCTACCTTGTCTTTGTATGGAAGCGGCTTAATTAGTCGGTCGTACTTTTCACAGAATGTGTCCGAGGCAATCCGCATAATTGGGACACCGATGCGCAGCTTGGTTTCGCCGCGCACCTCCTCTGCCGTGTTGCCGTTGTTTAGTGCCGCCGCGATAAGCGAACACCAGACGCGTTGCAGTTTGTTCTGTGCCTTGGAACGGCTTGCGCCCTTGGTCACATCAACCGTGTAAGGAAACGGCATGTTGCCTAGAAATGCGTTAAGCAACAGCACGTCCTCGGCATCGCGGATTGTGCGGCTAGTCATAACGCCCCTCCACCCATTCCGCCAAGCGCCCCGCCTGTTCGGGCGTTACGGCTGACCTTATCACGGCACGCTGTCCGTTTTGGTCGGGCGTGGGTTCTCCTCCATAAAATACCTAAGCGCACGCTCTAGGTCCATACTTTTATCGGTTCCTCCGCATGGGTGGCAGTCGTTCCAATGCGTCATGTTAGTATACGCTTGCAAAATATCGTTGTAAAATTCATCGGTCATGGCGCGTCCTTTTCTTTTGTACCAGCACGGCCTACCGCCTCAAGTGCCGCCTTCCATCCAGCGTTAAATGCTGATTTCTGCGTCCAAGTGTGCATGATTGCGCCGTTAGGCCCGTAATGGCGCGCTTTATTTTCATGGTCGTCATATGATTGGTCTCTTACACTATCGCTCACGTTGTCACCTTAGCTTCCATAATCTCGCACCACTGGCTTGCCATAGCGTTAGCAATGCCCTGAAAGGTTGTGCTGCGTATTTTCCACCTGTCAGGCGATGGCGGCAAATAGTGCAGCCGCTCCCTGACGTTTTTAGGCAGTTCCATCATTGCCGCGTAAACGTCGTTAGTCGGCACTAGGTCAGGCAGGCCGTGAAGGAATAGCCCCGTTTTCTTTTGCTCCATATGCCCGAATTGATACGGCTGCACAAACTGCGGAGCGTGCATTTTCCCCAACCGGCGCAACACGCCAACGGGGTTTTCCATGCACACGCGGGGCGACACGGCCTTCATGGCGTCCCACAGCGCAACAGTCCAATCTACTGAGGCCAACCGTTCTGCGTATTTTGGCTGGCCTTCCCCATAGGTGCTATTACCGGCCACAGTTAGCGCCGTGCAGGGAGGGTGCGCGATAATTAAATCCCACTGTTCCCCTAGCATGTCGTACACGTCGCCCTTATGGTGTGGGCCGGGCGCGTCCGTTGGCAGCAAGTCGCAGGACGTTGCATTGCACCCCGCGCGAATAAACGCGTCCCGAACGGTCCCTGAGTATTCGCAGGCAACTAAAACCTTCACATCATCACCGTGTATTTGCTTACATCCTTGTCGTAATGCAAATGTAATGCAGTAGCGCGCTCGTGCAGGTGTTGGCTTGCGGCTGGCTTGTTGAGCGCCTTTACCTCTGCAATCAATGCGTTGATGTCGTCAACCGTCTGCGCCTCGTTTACCTTTTCCTGCGTGGACTTGGGGCGTTCAATTTGCCGCTTGGCCGCGTCCTTTTCATAGAGAGCCAGCCCGAACGTGTTGCCGAACGTCCGCAACGCCCGCTTGAGCGCATCTGTCTCGGCTTCCTTGACCGCGCTTTCAATCACGTCGCCCTCGTTCTCTGGCTTGCCGTTGCCCACACCTACCGCTAGGCCCTCACGTATCACACCGGCCACGTTGACCCGCACAGCGCAGAGATACGAGCAACGCACCTGTTGCTTGGTTTCGCCGTTGTAAGTCAGATCAACGATTGCGCGGTGTGACATTTCAAGGCGGGTGACTTCATACGACCACCCGTCCTCTCCAAAGATGCGGTTGGCCTCGCGGATGACATGCAGCCCGTCTACGTATTCTCCAAACTTGCCTTTAGGTGGCGGCTTGACTGCATCAGACGATAGCGGCTTTTGAAGCTCAATTTTTGCTTGGTCCCAGTTCATGCTGCTACCCCTTCGCGCAGATCAAAGTCAACGCCAACGGCTGTGAATGCCTCACGCAGCAGTGTTACAGCGTGCTGGGGAATGTTGGGTGTGTCAGGGTTGTCTATGTCCGCAGCGTATGCGTCTAGGACTGCGCCGAGGTATTCAATCGGGTTTGGATGTGGGTTTGGCATGTCATGGTCTCCTTTGATACGTTAAAGGCGGGCGGGTGATTGTTACACCGTCGCCCGCCCTGTTGTTGTATATCATTATTCGGATTTGTCCAAGCGTTAAATTGCTTCGCGGAGTGCTTTATGCTCGCTTACGTGGCACTGCCTGCATAGCCACGTTACATCTATGGGCCTTGTGTAATCGTGGTGGTGTCCATCTATTCGGCCACCTGCGCCGCACTTGCTGCACTCATTGGGCTTATTTACAAGACCCCTAAGAACGGCGCTGGCAAGAATTAAATGTGCGGCCCGTTTTTCGGGGTTTTTTTCTAACCACACTAACCGAGTAGCTTTGGCAATTTCCTTGTTTTCGTTAGCCCATTTCTTTTTTGCTGCGCTCATACTGGCCTTGCCGTGATCTGTGCTTTGGTAGGCTAGATGCCTAGCCTTGACGCGCGGATCGTCTTGAAACCTCCGCGCGTCTCTTTTTTTCAGGCAATCCTTGCATGATGCCGTAACGCCATCCTTGCTCAGTGACCTTGTTTGATATTTAGATAATGGCTTTTTATCGCCACAACTTGTGCATATTTTTTCCATACACCATCATAACGCATGAATGGGATATGTAAAGACATACCAATCAAAACGGTATTGAGTCCCCGTCTATGTCACCGCCGTCAGCATATCCGCCGCCGTCAGATTGCCCGCCCGATCCATAGCCGCCCTGGTCGCCCGACTGCCCGCCGCCGTCAGCCTTGCCGCCCAGCATCGTCAACACGCCGTCAAAGCCCTGCAACACAATTTCGGTGCTGTATTTGTCCGCGCCGGATTGGTCCTGCCATTTGCGGGTTTGAAGTTTGCCTTCGATGTAAACGGTTGACCCTTTCTTGAGGTACTGCTCCGCGATGCGAACAAGGCCCTCCTGAAAGATTGCAACGCTGTGCCATTCGGTCTTTTCTCTGCGTTCGCCTGTGGCCTTGTCCTTCCACGTTTCGCTTGTGGCGATGCGCAGGTTACAGACTTTGTTGCCGTTAGTAAAACTTCTGATTTCAGGGTCTCGCCCCAAGTTGCCAATGATTTGGACTTTGTTTAGTGATCCGGCCATTAGTTGTTTCCCTTGCGGTCTAAGTCTTCAGCGCTAATTTCTTTGGCTGTAATAATTGCAATTGCGGTTTCGTAGCCAAGCCGGATGCAAGCGCGTTTGAATGCTTGCGGCTCATCTAACATTACAGGTTGGACGCGTGCCAACTGCGCAACAAACTGCTCAGTGCCGCGCTTTGCTTTTTCAATGGGGTCCATTACATCCCCAACGCTTCTTTGTAGGTATCCAAGATACATTCCTCGTTTGCGATGTCGTCGCTGTCGCGCTTGCGCAGTGCGATAATCTTGCGCATCAGGGCGGTGTCATAGCCACGGCCCTTTGCCTCGGCCAACACTTCCTTGGTTGCGTCTGCGATGTCGGCCTTTTCAGCATCCAGCCGTTCCACCCGTTCAATGAATTGGCGCAGTTCGTCGGCTGCAACGCGGTGTGATGTGTTGTCTGTCATAGGTTTGGTCCTTCATGGTTTCTGTTGGTTGTGAACGCGATTGCGTTCCAGTTTAGCCGCCGCGTCTCAAACTTAACCGTGCTCCAATCAAAGCACGCGACATGCTCTATTGCGGCAACTTCCGCACCTATATCATCCTCGTCCAGATGTGCAAGGTAATCTCTGATTGATGTGTTGTCGCGTAGAATAACACGCCCTATTTGTGACAGGTTATCGACTTCCCATTTATTTGCGATGAAAGAATACACCTTTCTTGGCATAACGTGTTGCGGGTAACGTGACTGGCCGCGCATAACTTCTAGCGTTGTCCCGTAGTGGGCGGCTGTTGCTTCTGCGATGTCTTGGAGGTTCATGGGGTTTCCTTTACTGGAACGTAAACGTCGGCAATGACTTGAGCAATTGCGCCGTGCTTGCGTGCGCCAGACGCTTTAATTGCCCGAATTATGTCAATTTGGTCTGGCAATGCGTCAAAAACTTCTTGCCTCCCTGCGCGACGCCCAAGTTCATATGCTTGTTCAACATTTCTTATATCATCCATCACAGCACCTTCCCCGTGTTAAAGCCTGCCATGATAGCGTCGGCCCGTGCCTTCATATCCGCATCACGTACAACGCGCTCGGCTACCTGCGCGGGCATTTTAGGCAATGGGTTGCGCCTAATTTCAGCCTTGCCTCGTGTTTCCTTTAAGATTGCCAAGATATGTCCAGGGTTGGGCCGCTTGCTTGGGTTGACGTCTTGAAACTTGCGCAGCGCGTAAATGATCTGCGGTTGATGCCAATCCTCCAATCTGTCAGCCCATTCGGCTAGCGCAGCCGCGTCAATCTCGTCACCTTCCCGCGCATCCCAATAGCCACCATTTGCCATGAACACCTTTACATCAAAAGCAATCTTCTGTCGGTGTGCGTCTAGCTGTTCCGGCGAAAGCGACCGCGCGTGCTGTGGCGTCACTGTTGGAAGTGTTGCCGTTAGAATTGCGGGTAGTTGTGCGTTTCTGTCCAAAGTAC